GCTTCAACATTAGCATTAGTACCTCCTCCTACTAAATAATTTACTGTTAATGTAGTATTATTAGGGACTTCTCCATATGTTTTAGTTAGGAGAAAATTAGAAGGATCAAAAGCAAAATCTAAAAGAGATCTACCATCTCTAATACCTAAACCTATATTATCCGGGTTAGGTATAATATCTTCATCTGATAAACTAGTAATTCCTGCCCCAAATTGTAATTGTATATTATTATTAGATGTATATCTAGTAACAAATCTTTTAGGTACTGTCTTTAGTCTTAATAAATAAGGTGTATCTTGGTTATATTGATTTAAATTAGGATTATTCGCTTCTATATTAGATACAGCATCAAATATTGTTTCTTGGGCTAAATAAGGAACTTCTACATATTCGTTATTATTTGAATCTATAACTGATTCTATACCAATAACATTAGGTTGATTAATATTTAAAGTTAAAAATTTTTCTGGGTCACCTAATTCAAATGTTTGGGTTTTTATTTCAGCTGATATAACTTTTCCTGTTTTTTTAACTAAATAATATTCTGGATTATTTCCCCCGTCTACAGAATAGATATTAACTTCTGTAGGATCAAAACTAGAACTAAATTGAAAATTTACATCATCTTCAAGTAAAAAAGTTGTTGCATTCCCCTCAGTAGATAAAAATGTTGAATTTTTATTTATAATAGGAGCATAACTAAAATCGGGTTGATAATTATTACTGCTATCTGAAGGGATTTGTATAAATAAATCTACGTTTGTAGTTGAAGGATTGGTTACTAAAGGTTTATATCCTAAATTATAAGCTAAGGCCAGTAGATTTTCTTTTTCAGTTGCACTTTCTATAAAAGTTTCTTGTACTTGGGTATCAGTATAAAATGATAGTACGTCTCCTACATAGGACGCTAATTCTAAAAATATCATTCCTGGATTACTTTCAGAAAAATCATTAAAATTTTCTGGAAAATAATTCTTAGTAAAATCTATTAAATCCTTTTTAAATTGGGTATAATTCTTATTTAGGTATTTAATTTCTTTATTACCATTAGTACTTGTATTATTTGTGTTAGAGTAGGTAGCCATTTATTAAAATTTTAAGGATACTTCATTAGTATCATTATCTAAAAGAACCTTATATACTATTTTTAAAATAAAATCATTATCTTTATTTGTTGTAGAAATATTATTAATTTTTATTTGTGGGATAAATATACTTACATTTCTATTTATAGTATCTTTTAATCTATTTATTTTTTCATTAGTAGAAGTATTTTGTTCAAATAAAATATCTCTAATACCTATTCCAAACTCTGGTTGGTGAAATCTTTCTCCCTGAGAAGTTAATAATAAGTTAATTAAATTTGATTTGATTTGATCCTTTGTTGTATAATTAAAGGTAAAGACACTTTTTTTGTTAAAAGGTACCCTGACTCCTATAGCTTTTCTAGTGTCTAGATCTAAAGGATCAATTCTATATCCTATTTTTTTTATAATTGCCATTATGGTCTAAAGTGTGTATTTTTCTTATTCATAGCTTCCATTAGGGGTCCATAATCCTTATTTATAAATTGATTTACAGGATCATTAACAGCAAATGTTTCTTCTGGATCTGGAGACATAGCTGTTTCATTTAATAATGAATCTAATGTTCCATCTCCAGTGTTAAAAGAAGGCATTTGTTGTTGAATTTTTTGCCTAAATTCTGTTTTTTCTTCAGACGTATTGGATTCTTTGATTTGGAGATTTTGGTTAGGTTTAACCATTTCTTCTTTTAATAACGCAATTTCACGTCTTAGTGCGTAATCTATTTCTTCTCGCACAACTTTTCTTATTACTTTTTCAAATGCACTTAATTTCATTTCTTAATGTTTTTAATAAATATATTATTTTCTAACTATTCTATATCCGGTTGCGTTATTTTCTTTTAAGAACTCAATAAATAATTCTTTATTAGTACTTTCTAAATTATCTATTATATCTTCCGGGTTAAAGTTAGCCTCTAAACCATTTATATCATTCCCATCTAGTTCTTCTGTAAATTCTTGTAATTTTTCAATAAGAACACTATCTAAATAAAAACATCTAGCTCTTAATTCAGAAAGTATATCTAATAATTTACTTTTAACAGGTAAAAGTTCGTCTCTAATATCTTCAACAGTAGATAATATGAATGTTGAAAGAGTAGTAGCTACTCTACTTAGGGCTTCAATTTCTTTTAGTTTACCTTTTATTAAGTTAATTAAATCTTGTGATCTAACTATTATTGCTCCTGAAACTACAGGTGTTACTTGTGCTCCTATTACAAGATTACTAGCTATAATTGTTCCCCTAAATACTGGTACAAGATCAGCTAATATTTTTAAAAAATTATCTAATGAAACAAATATAGACTCAATTCTTTCAAGTTTATCTAAAATTTTATCAATTTGGCTAATTAATAAAAGTATTTCACTTTCTAATTTTTTACATAAATTTTTTAACTGGTTAAAGGTTCTATTTAAATTCTCTATTTGTTGTGGAGAACTAAATACTAATATTTGATTTAAAATACTTTCAGGAGTAGGAATAGCTACAGTAATTTGTGCATCAATTCCCGGGACTATGTTACCAAATGCAAATGTTTCTCTTTTTGCATCATTTAATAAATTCATAGCAGTTGGAACTGAAGCCTTAAATAATTCTGTCATTTTATGTACACGTTTTTACTTTTTATAGAATTAAGTTTACCTCTAATAGTTCGGAGTTCACTTTGTAAAGGTAAAATAAGGGCTATATTAGTAGGATTAGGGGCTGTGGGGAGGCCAGGAAAAATAGTTATATTAGTTAATAGTGGTAAAACGGTAGAATATAACATATCTAAGTGATTTAATAAATCTTCAATTAATTCTGCTGTTTCTTTTCCTTTTAAAGCTGGATTATCAGCTAGTCCAGGTTTTGCATCACTAATTTTTCCTAGATGTATTTTTGGAGCATTTATAGCTACTTTACCATTATTTACATTATCACTATTTATATGAAAATCTCCATTAGTAGTAAAAATAATATTTTTATCACTAGAAGTTAAAAAATCTTCTCTAGCATTAAATAATAATCTATCAGAAGTAATTATTACTTGTTTACCTTGATATGTGTTAGGTGATTCTACCATTATTAGATACTTTGAATTGGAGTCCCAAAGGGTGTCACAGGAGTAGGATTATTTGCAGTAATTTGTTTTCTCGCAGCTAATTCTTGGCCCCAATTAGGTTCTTCAGCCCCAAAAACATTATTCCATCTATTTAACGTATTTTCATATGATTTTCCGGGTTCATATTTATAGGGTAAAATTGCTGTAGGGCCTTTTTGGGCGTCACCTGGTGAGTATTTAAAATGCCAAGGTTCAGATTTGACTACTCTAATAAAGCCATAAAACCAACCATTTTTAGCTAACCACCTATATTGTTCATTAGTTGCAGAAGCAGTTGAAAAATCTACGGCTGAAGAAGCCCCATGTCCTGATCTAAAGGAGGGAGCAGTGACGGGGGCAAAATAAGTTTTTTGAGGAGATAATTTGATTTTTTGTCCTGGTGAAAAACCCCCGAAAGGTTGTGTTACTAAAGAATTTTTAAGCCATGGTTCTTTTATTTTATCTTTATATTGACTTTTTAAGTTTTTTAATCTTAAATCTTTTTGACTTACTTGTAATACTTTTCCGCTTTTATCTTTTATAGTATCTACAGGAGGTCTAAAACCACTATTTACTATTAATCTTATCCCTTCATCCTCGGCATCTAATAACATTTTCATAAGGGGATTTTTTAAAATACTAGTTATAAATACGGTTCCATTAGAAAATCTTTTAGGTAAAAGATATACTTCAACTTCATTTTTACTATTATCTCTATATTTTCCCGGGAATTTAACTAAATCTTCATATCCTCCTTCTGGTTCAGTATTTAAATCATCTCTATTTACTGTATTATCATCTCCTTGATTAGGATATTCTTCAACGGATTCACTAAAAGGGTCATTTATATTACCTGTATTAGTTGTGCTTGAATTAAGAGGGGGTGGGTCAGAAGAAAAATTATTAAATATTTCAGAAGAGGTTTGTTGTTCACTAAAATCAGCATCTAAAGATTTTAAATTATTAGAGGATAAATTTATATTAGATATATTTTGGTTAGATGTTAAGTATATAGAGCTAGGGTCATTATTGATGTCTTCTACTATATAATCCTCATCTGAGGATTGTCCGTTAGAAATAATTGTAATAGGATCTCCATCACTATCGTTTTCTGACCAATTATTTTTACCTCTAGGATTAGAAGAGCCGAATCTAATACTATTACCAAATCTACCTTCAAATATCATGTCTCCTTCAAACGGAACCATATTTTTAGTATTAGATAAAGCATCTTCTTTAATATAATCTCCAAATGTTAATTCGGGTTCTTCGTTTACCCCACCATTGTTTGAATTACTATATAAAATACTTTGTTTATTTATAAATTTTGTATCTGCATCTTTAGGTAAAGGATTATAACTTGAATTATTCCAAACATTAATTGGGGGGTGGTAATAATATTCTACATTATTAGTATATCCTCCTAATTTAGCATAGTGTTTAGGGCTGGGTGAAAATGTTAAAGTAACTATTTCATATTTTAAAGGAATATAAGTAATACTATTATTGAGGGGTTTTGCTATATCTAAAGATAATGTATCTATCTTATTACTTCCTATTTTTAAATTTAAATCACCCCAAAGAATAGTGCCTATATAAGAAGCATCAAAAATACCACCCAATTTTCTTTCAAAAAAAGGATGATTTTTATCTAAAATTACATCATAGACCCTTCCAGTTATTAACTGTTGGTTTATGTTTTGTCTATTTTTCCCTTGTCCTTTAAGACTTTTTAGTTGTGATCTTGGCATCTGTTGCTACTTCTTCGGCTATTTGTTGAAGTTGTTTTAGTTCTTCGTCAGTAAGTAAAGAATCACCACTATTATTATTTAGATTATTATTTAATCTTTGGATAACGGCCATCATTTTTATTAAATGTTCATCATTTTTGAC